AAAGCCGTAATCTGTGGTAGCCTCCTGAGCGTTGAACCACCACCACACAAGGAGGCAACCGTGGCGACAGACCCCCGGGTCCACGCCTTGCGGCTCAAGGAGTACGGCATCCCGGCTCACTACCGTCACCTGCGGCTTAATACCGTGGCGGACACCTCTGAGTCCGCCGCCTGCCGTACCTGGCTCGACGAACTGCGCGACCACTACGTCACCGACAAGCGGCCCCTCACGGAGTACCCCGAGGACTGGTCCCAGATCGGCAAGGGCCTGTTGCTCGTCGGCCCTCCTGGCACCGGCAAGACCACCCTGGCCACGGCCACGCTGCTGGAGGTCTACTACGTCCACCGGCTCCCGGTGCACTGGCTGGCCTACGCCGACTTCGTGAAGGACTCCATCGAGAAGATGGGCCTTCAGGACCGGACCGAGCCCGAAGCAGTCGCCCGGTGGTGGGAGATCCAGGACAAGATCGTGGCGGCCGAGAAGGCCCCCGTCCTCGTCCTGGACGACGTCGGCAAGGAGCACCGGACCAAGACCGGCTACGCCGAGGGCCTGCTGGACACCCTGCTGCGCCAGCGTCACCGCGAGGCCCGGCCCACGATCGTCACCTCGAACCTCCCGCCCCGGGAGTGGGGCGCCGTCTACAACCCCACGATGGGCTCCTTCATCCAGCAGGCCTTCACACACGTCAAGTTGATCGGAGAGGACCGCCGTGCAGCCTGAATACGAGCAGACGCCCCTCCCGTTCGAGGACGAGGTTTTGGTGCTTCTCTACAAACGGGAAGTGCCGGACCACCGCCTCCCCGAGCACTGGGCCTCCCTGGAGTGGACCCTCCGCAGCCGCGCCAAGCACCTCGGCTTCGACCTCGTGCGCACCCGCCGGTTCCAGAAGTGGGAGGGCGACACGCTTAATATCTCGCTCCGCGCGGAAGCGGAGCGCACCTGATGCAGGGCGGCGACATCTCCAACGAGGTCGTCCCCCGCTTGGTCATCGCGTACGAGGGCATGCTCGGCGTCCTGCCGGAGAAGCCCGAGGGGTACGTGCACGAGCTGGTTGCCCGCAAGTTCGGGCGCCGCGCTCGCATGGCCAAGCGGACCGTGGACGCGTACGAGATCAACGACGCGCTGGCCCGGGTCATCTGGGACACCGTCTGGCGGTTCAAGTACTCGGTCGACGTCGTCACCTACCTCGGTGAGGACGCGGTCGAGCCGCTGGAGGCCCGCCTGGACGCCGAGGGGCTTCCCATCGGCCGGGTGTGGTCCACGACCCCGGAGCGGCTGGCCAGACGCCTGCCCTACATGCCGGACGTAGCCGCGATCTTCGACAACGAACACCACCTGATCTTCGGCAGCAAGGGACGCTCTCTGCCCGCTGCTCCCACCACCTTGATCGGAGCACTGTAAGTGGCTGACTTCGAGCGCTTGCTCGTGTCCCGCGTCATCCAGGACAAGGACCTGAACGACGTCGCGGAAGCGGGCATCACCGCCGAGTTCTTCGGCGACCCGGACAACAAGGCCGTCTTCAAGGCCATCCTGCGGCACAAGGCCACGTACGGCGAGATCCCCAGCCTCGCCACCATCAAGACCGACTTCCCCACGTACAAGTTCGTCAAGGTCGAGGACAGCATGCTGGTGCTGACCGACCGGCTCCGCGAGCAGCACACCCTGGACCTGCTGGAGCAGGGCCTGGCCGACTCGGTCGACGCCCACGAGGAGGGCAACGCGCTGGCCGCCATGGCAGCGCTGCACAAGACCCTCGCGGACATCGCCTCGGCGGTTCCCAACGCCCGCGACACCGACCTGACCGAGACGGGCCACGAACGCCTCGCGCGGTACCTCACGCTCAAGGACCTGCCCGACGGGCTCCGGGGCATACCAACCGGCTTCACGACGATCGACAGGGCCACCCAGGGCCTCCAGAAAGAGCAACTGGTCACCTTCGTCGGCCCGCCGAAGGCCGGTAAGTCGACGCTGTTGTTGCTCGCTGCCATGGCCGCCCACCTGCACGGGGAGCGTCCGCTTTTTATTGGCTTCGAGATGAGCAATGAGGAGCAGGAGGAACGTTTCGACGCCATCCGCGCGGGGATTTCCCACGCCCGGCTGAGAAACGGAACACTCAAGAAGGCCGAGTGGGACAAACTCGAAAGGGCCCTGCGGGAACTGGAGGCTATGCCTTCGTTCTTCCTGTCCTCGGACTCCATGAATGCGACGACGCTTACCGGTGTGCAGTCGAAGATCGACCACATCCGGCCGACGATCGTATTCGTGGACGGCATCTACATGATGCAGGACGAACTCGGCGAGGCTCAGGGATCCAGCCAGGCGCTTACGAACCTCACCCGAGGGTTCAAGCGCATGGCGAAGAACCTGCAACTCCCGATCGTCATTTCCACGCAGGTCCTGGAATGGAAGATGAACAAGAAGAAGGGCATCACCTCCGACTCCATCGGATATTCGTCCTCCTTCGCCCAGGACTCCGACGTGATTCTCGGTGTCGAGTCCACGGACGACGCGAACATCAACAAGATCAAGGTCGTCCTGGCCCGTAACTGCCCGCCCATCGAGACGTACTGCCAGTGGGACTGGGAGACGGGCAAGTTCGAGGAACTGAACGAGGACCCGTTCGCCATGGACGAGATGAACACCGATGGCTATGTCGGCTCCTCCTTCTGAGCCCCGGCTGGTGGTCCTCGCCGGGAACTTCCGGGAGTTCCAGTTCTGGTGCCGGGAGAACAACCGCAATCCCCGTGACCGGAATCTGATCTACGCCAGCGAAATGCACCGGCTGCGCGGCCTCGGGCCAGTCCGATTCATAACGTACGGAACTTGGTACTGGCGCCGCGACGCCTGGGAAATGAAGAGTTACCTGACATACCTGGAGAGGAGATACCAGTGCCCCGAGCAAAAGCCGGATGGGACGCAATCGGAAACCCCGTCCCTGGAAACGTGACCGCGTGCCTGGACACGCTCGGCCTTGACTACAAGGTCCAGGGAGACGAAATACATATGCCGTGCCCCATGCACGAGCAGCGCACCGGAAAGAAAGACGCACACCCATCCTTCTCTATAAACTTCGACGAGGGCTATTTCAACTGCTTCTCCTGCGGATACCGAGGGGCTTTCTGGGTCCTCGTACGGGACATCCAGGAGGCCACCGACGCGGAGGCCAAGAACTGGGTCCGGCGCAGGGGAGGAGCGGAGCGGGTACGGAAGTACCTGGAGAAGAAGAAGGAGCAGCGCCCCGACAAGGTCGACACGACCAAGCAGATAAATGAGGCGTCGCTGGCCCTGTACACCGTGCCGCCGCTGAGCGCCTGCGCCGAGCGGTTCTTCATGCCGGAGGACGCTGAGGCGTGCGGGGTGCTGTGGGATCCGGCCCGGGACATGTGGATCGTTCCGGTGCGCGACCCGGACACCGGGATGCTGTGGGGCTGGCAGGAGAAGAACGCCCGCTACTTCCGCAACCGGCCGCCGGGCATGGCCAAGTCCAAGACGCTCTTCGGCCTGCACACCTACGACGACGACGTGGCCGTGCTGGTCGAGTCGCCGCTGGACGTGGCTCGTCTGTGGACCTGCGGGATCCGGGGAGGGCTGGCCTCCTACGGCGCCGGAGTTTCTGACTCGCAGATGTCCCTGATCCGCGACCACTTCGACACCGTGATCATCGCCCTCGACAACGACGACGCCGGGGCGGAGGCGTGCAAGCGGCTGCTGGAGGAGTGGACCGGCCGGGGCCTGACCCTGAAGTTCCTCGACTACTCCGTGGCCCCTCACGCCAAGGACCCCGGCGACATGAACGCTGACCAGATCAAGGCCGCTGTACGCGGCGCCTACTCGTCCATCCTCGCTCGCTTCTAGGAGATCACCATGACCCGGCTTAATACCTGCCCCCGCAAGGGGGACCACCGATGAAGGCACCCGAGGGCTACGAGCACCTGGGTGAGGACTTCTGGGCCCGCGTCGAGCCGGACCCGGACACCGACTGCCTCATCTTCCAGTCCACCGCGACGCGCCCGTACTACCAGGGCAAGACCCTGCTGTCCTTCCTGACCGGCGGGGACGGCCGACAGAAGCACCGCGCGTGCAGGCGCCGGATGTGTGCCAACCCGGACCACATCCAGGACGGGCACTTCGACATGGGGACGCCGTACGCCCGGCGCCCCCGGTCGCGGAGTCAGTTCGCTCGGCAGTACTCACAGTGCTGACGGTCGACCTGCACGGCTATCAGGAGTCGGCGGTCGACCGCGCTGTGGAGCGCGGCTCTCTCCTGATCGCGTACGAGATGGGCCTGGGCAAGACCGTCATCGCCCTGGCCGCCATTGAGGAGCTGCTGGAGAAGGGGGAGGTCGAGACCGCCGTCATCGTGGTCCCGGCCAACCTGAAGTACCAGTGGGCCAAGTCCATCGCCCGCCTCACCGACGTGCCGACCCGCGTGGTCACGGTGCGCGAGGACGGGCTGAAGCAGGAGATCACCGTCCCGACGGAGGAGTACTGCGTCCTGATCGACGGCGACGCGAAGAAGCGAGCCGGGCTGTACGCCAAGGTCAAGACGCTCCGGCCGGACTACGTGATCCTCGGCTACGAGAACGTCGTCAACGACTGGAACTACGTCAGGAGGATCAAGCCGGAGTGCATCGTCCTGGACGAGTGCACGGCCATCAAGACCTTCCGGGCCCAGCGCACGCGGAAGATCAAGAGGCTCACGGCGCCGTTCCGCTTCGGCATGACCGGCACCCCGGTCGAGAACGGGAAGCCCGAGGAACTGTTCTCGATCATGCAGTGGGTCGACGACCAGGTCCTGGGCCGGTTCGACCTGTTCGACAAGACGTACATCGTGCGCAACCGCTTCGGCGGGGTGCAGAACTACAGGAACCTGCCGGTGCTGCACGCCAAGCTGGCCGAGGTCATGGTCCGCAAGACGCGGCTGGACGAAGACGTCCGGCCGTACCTGCCCGAGGTGCAGGAGTCCGTCATCCCGGTCGTCCTGGACGCGAAGACGAGGAAGGCGTACCGGGCCATCGCGGCCGACCTGCTCGCCGAGCTGCGGGCAGCCGGGCCGACGATGGGTGACTTCGATCTGTTCGCGCACTACCACGGGGGAGAGGCGGCCAACGAGAACAGCCAGCAGGGCAAGATCATGAGCCGCATGCAGGCGCTCGACATGCTGCTGAACCACCCGGACCTGATCGTCATGTCCGGGCAGAGTTACGAGGAGAGCCAGGAGGCACGCTCGCGCGGCGCCGAGAAGAAGGTGTGGCCGGGCTCGAAGTACGCCTACGAGGTGTGGCAGTCCGGCCTGCTCGATGACGTCACCACGGCTCCGAAACTGGACGCCGTGGCGGCAGCGGTCGAGGACATCATGGCGGTGCCCGGCAACAAGATCATCGTGTTCAGCGTCAACCCCGACATGCTGGACCTGCTCGGTGACCGGCTGCCGGAGGGCTCGTTCGTCACCTACACCGGCCGGATGTCCTCGGCAGCCAAGGCCTATGCCGCCCAGCGGTTCGAGACCGACGGACAGTGTCAGGTGTTCCTGTCCTCCCATGCGGGGGCATTCGGCACCGACCTGTACATGGCCAATTACTTGATCAACTACGACCTCGCCTGGTCGGCCGGGAAGCAGGACCAGATCAACGCCCGGCACAACCGTGCGAGCAGCCAGTTCAAGGACATCTACATCCTGAACGCCGTCACCCAGGGCACCACCGAGCCGCGCAAGCTAGCGATGCTGGCGCACAAGCGGAGGGTGGGCAGCGCCATCACAGACGGGCGCGGGGCCGACGAGAAGGGTCGGATCGAGAACGACGTTCAGACCCTGACGCAGTGCCTGGAGGCGTAACTTCCAGGATCGCACGACGGACGTCGAGTGGTTCTAAAGCCGTAATCGCATGGCACCATCAAGGCATGCGAGAAGAACCACTCGACGTCCTGCTCCGTGAGGGGATTGAGGACGTCATAAGCCCACCCGAGGAGCGGGAGGACTGGGATCTGACCCCCGTCCGCCTGGCGCTCCGAGGTGCCCCAGCCGACCGCTGGTGACCTTGTAAAGCAGTTCGGTGGAACCTGTTGACATCCGCATATGCCAAACGTAGAGTCGTCCTCACGAAGCGTTAATCGAACGAAGGATCGAACAGCTCGCAGGAGGACATCGTGACCACCATCGCGGAAGCGCTCGGCATCACCTGGGGGAGCAACAGAGCCACCGACTCCCCGGAGTACAGGCTGACCTACCACGCGCAGAAGCAGGCCGCCCTGAAGGGCTGGAGCAGCGCGCAGGTCCTGGAGGCCGCCGACCGGCCGCAGCACACCTCCCCGTCCAGCCGGTTCCCCGGCCAGTGGCGCCACGTCCGAGGCGACATCGTCGCCGTCGTCGACCCGGCCGACCACCGCGTCATCACCGTCTACCAGGACGTCGCCGAGACCACTCTCCGCACCGACCAGACCGACGCCGACGCGCAGCGCTACGCCAAAGGCCACTCCGGTCTCGGCTGCAAGTAACGGCTTCAAGAAGACGTAATCCAATATGGACAATCTCGAAGACGTAATGTAGAGTCGGACCTGCTCAACCGACCTACTACTCCGTAGAAAGAGAGCCCCGCTCTATGGCTACCGTGCAGAGACGAGCAACCCAGCGCATCGAGCGCCCTATCTCCCTCACCCAGTCCGCGCCCTGGGAGAAGACCCGCCAGTTCCTGGCCCTGAAGTTCCAGGAGACCGAGATCGTCACCCGCAAGAACAAGTTGCGCGACGAGGTCAGCGTCCACGTGGACGCCAACGGCGACATCGACGAGAAGGGCAGCAAGTTCTGGAAGTTGGACCCTCCCATCGAGGTCAACGGCCAGAAGTTCACCGAGGTCAAGCGCGAGCGCCGCGTCAGCGTGAGCCTGGACGCCGAGAAGGCCGAGGAACTGGCCGTCGCCAAGGGCATCCGCGACCGGGTCTTCAAGGAAGTCACCACCGAGGTCCTGGACCAGGACGAGTTGTACGTCCTCAACCAGGAAGGCGTCCTCAGCGACGAGGAACTGGACGGCCTGTTCGTCGAGACCGAGTCCTTCGCGTTCAAGCCCATCCGTGGCTGATAGGAGCACCACCACATGAACACCATCGCCGACACCATCGACAAGGCCTTCGCCGAGATCGGTGAGCAGTTCTACCCCGGATCGACGCGCCCCCTGGTACGTCACCGCAACCGGCTTAATACCGAGGCCGCCCCGTCGGCGGCCGATCCCGGATCATGGGACGCCAAGCCCCGTAAGTACGTCGTGGCCGGAGTCGAGACGGAGTTCTTCACCGTCGGCGACCTCGCCAAGGCGCTGGGACGGCAGCCTGTGACGATCCGGAAGTGGGAACGGGAAGGGGTCATCCCCAAGTCCACCTACCAGTCGCCGGGCAAGGACGGAGATGTACGCGGCCGACGCCGCCTGTACACCCGCCAGCAGGTCGAGGGCATGGTGCGCATCGCCTACGAGGAAGGCGTCCTCGTCTCCCACCAGAAGCCGATCAAGGGCACCCGCTTCACCGAGCGCATCGTCGACCTCTTCAAGGTCCTGGCGGGCGACGAGTGAGGATCGTCAAGAGCCAGAAGCACCACGTGTCCATGGGGAACTTCGAGTGGGTGGAGTTCGGCTACGAGGTCGACATCTCCACCGACGACTTCCCCAAGGCACGCACCCTCGACGACCTGGACAAGGTCGCCACCGACCAGATCACCAAGGCCCTCGCGGCCGACATCGAGGAAGCCCGGCTGAACACGGGCGAAGCATCCTCGTACGTCCATCTCTACCAGCAGGAGAACTGAATGCCCCGCACCCTTACCCGCCGCCGCACCGCCCGCGACACCGAGGCGTACTCCCCGGCCGACGAGCCGGAGGACGAGAAGGGCTACGCGGAGGAAGAGGACGAGGCTCCGGCCCGTGGCTCCCGCCGTGGCTCGCGCCGGTCGCTTAATACCGAGGAGGCCGACACCTCCCGACGCTCGCGCCGTGCCTCGCGTGACGAGGACGACGACGAGGACGACGAGCCCGCGCCGAAGGTCGGCGGCCGTGGCTGGGGCTCGTACGAGAAGACCAAGCAGGCGTCCTCCGGCTTCCCGGACAACTTCAAGGCGGGCAGCGAGTCCGTGATCGTGAAGATCCTGGACGAGGAACCGTTCCTGGTCTTCCTCCAGCACTGGATCGAGCGCTCGGGCAAGAAGTCCTTCACCTGCCTGGAGAGCAAGTGCCCGCTGTGCGACGACGCGGGTGACAAGCCCAGCCAGCAGATCTCCTTCAACGTCATCGACTTCACCGACCCCGAGGACCCGCAGGTCAAGGTCTGGCAGGTCGGCCCGATGGTCGCGGACATCCTGAAGAACTACTCCAAGGACAAGAAGACCGCCCCGATCAACCGGGACGACCTCTACTTCTCCGTCCGCAAGGAGACCAAGAACAAGAAGACCAACTACTACATCACGCCGGTCAAGGAACGTGACCTCCTCGACGACTGGGACATCGAGCCCCTGACCGAGGAGGACCTGGAGACGTTCGACGCCAAGGCGTACGACGCGGACATCCTCCAGGTCACCCGTCGCAGCGAACTCAAGACCATCGTCCGGGAAATCCTGAACGACTGACCTGCCTCCCACGGGGAGGTTCCAGCACCGCGCTGGGGCCTCCCCTCAGCTTTCCCATCCACCACCACCGGAGCCCGCCGTGCAGATCCGCAACTCCGTCATCCTCACCCCCGACCGGCTTAATACCGTGGTCGAGCGCTTCATGGAGCGCCCGGCCTTCACCTTCGACATCGAGACGTTCGGCGCCTTCCGGAACGTCCCGACGCAGAACGTCGCCAACTGGATCTCCCTGGCCGCCGACGGCATGGCCTACGCCATCCCCTTCGGCCACCCCAACGGCGACGTCCTGGTGAGCAAGGCCACCCGCAAGAAGAACCGGCTGACAGGCAAGTTCGACGCCATCCCGGCCGTCTACGACGCCCCGCCGGAGCAGATGCTCCCGTCCGAAGTGTTCTCCATCCTCAAGCCGCTGTTCTTCGCCGAAGACAAGATCAAGATCGCGCACAACGCCACATTCGACCTGATCTCCACGGCGAAGTACTGGGGCGAGATCGCACCGCCGGAGTACTCCGACACGATCGTCCTCCAGTGGTTGTGCGACGAGAACATGAAGCAGAAGGGCCTCAAGGAACTCGTCAAGCGCTACTACAAGGTCGACTACGACACCGAGAACGTCGGCAAGCAGGTCGAGGCCCACCCGTTCTCCAAGGTCGCGCACTACGCCTACATGGACGCCAAGTACACCTGGCTGCTGTGGAAGCGGTTCCAGCGGCAGATCCAGGAGCAGGGCCTGACCCACGTCCGGCGGCTGGAGGAGGACGTCCTGGGGGTGCTGCTCGACATGGGCATCACCGGGGCGCCAGTCGACGAGGCCGCGATGCGCGAGCTGGTCACGGACATGTCCGCCCGGCTGGTCGACATCGAGGCGGACATCTACCGGGCCGCAGGCAAGCAGTTCAACCTCAACGCCCCGGCGCAGAAGGCCGAGGTGCTGTACGCCCCCAAGAGCGAGGGCGGTCAGGGCCTCAAGCCGATGAAGCCCACCGACGGTGGGAAGAAGAAGCGGGACACGGGCCAGGCGCTGGAGTGGAAGGACTTCAGCACCGACTCCGACAGCCTGGAGAAGCACGAGAACAACGCGGTCGTCAAGAAGCTGCTGGAGTACGCGGAAGTCAGCAAGCTGCTCGACTACCCCATC